CCCCCCTCCCGCTTACGCCCAAGCGTAAGTTTAAGGCGCCGCGCCCGCCTTCCCCGCCTCGGGGCTCCAAGGCGCTTTACGTTGAGCGGGCAGTGCCCGCCCCCGTCATCAGGGCTTCCAGCCCACTCCATCTTTCTTCCGCCGGGGCTGCGCCCCACTACACCAACACGTGGCGCCCTGCGTCACGTTACACACCGTCGTTGCGCGAACGCGCAGCGTACGCTGTGTTCCGGGTCTCGCGACCCACGATTTCCAAATCCGCGGTCGCGGCTATTGTGCGCAAAGCGCGAGAGCGCTTGTGCTACAGGACCTTGCGCCGCGTTCGTGGGTACCGCACCTTACCTAAGGTGCGGCTTTCGACACCCCCCCCCCTAACGCCCACTTCGCCTCTTACCCCCCTTGAGGTGCCTCTCCCCGGTCAATCTCGCAGCGAGGTGCGCCACCTCACCAACAGTTGCGAACCGTACCGGTTCACGGCGTCAACTCCCGACGCTTCGTGCCTACAGGTTGCTTTCTCACAGCTCTTCGCCGATAACCAACGTCCCCTATATTGGACAGGGTCGGTTTATGAGCCTCGGCAACTTGCACTCCGCGGGACCGACGCCCGCGGCAATCGCATCCCCTTTCCCCACGTCGACTTCGTCATGAGTGCCGAATTTACCATTTTTATGCTCGCTTCGGGTGACAGTTTTCCCCGTCACCATATTGAGCTTGGTCGATTCGACACACCTCCGGTAGGTTATCCCCTAGCAACTCCTATTGTTGTCAGTGGCTCTGTTCTCTTCACAGAGCCCTGGGCCTCCTTGCGTTTGTACGACGTTACTGCCCTTGACAAGAGTAAGTTCACAGTTAAAACTGTTGCTCCTACTCCGATTCTCGAGGAGCTCGCTGGCGCGCAATTGGTACAGTCAGAAACTCTGATCTCTGTGTGCTCTGACGCCACGAACGCTTTTGATGGTACAACGCATGGCATGTTTCCCCGTGAAGTAACTGAACTCGCCCCCGAGTATAACGTCTACAACCAAGGGGTTTACGTGTCACGGCCAACCTACTACAGAGTACATTTCACCGAAGGCAGCGAACGTCGGCCTTATGAGACTTCCTTCAACGAAGGACTCTACTTGCTCGGCGCCACACGCCGCCTCGCCGCGGTGCCAGTTGAAGAACTGACCCTCCCGCTTCACCCTAAAGGCCCCGATATGCTTGCTGACGCTTACGGCGCCCTAGTATGTCTATGGCTAGGTGATACGTCCAAGAAAGCGCGTGACGCTGTTGACTCTATCCTCGCACCACAACGAACTATGGGGGCTCGTCTTCTCCGCAATTTGCCTCAATGGGACGCTGAGCGGTTCACCCATTATGCCGGGTTATATGGCAATTTGCAACAGGCCGCAATCGGCCAGTCCTACATGCGGGTCATGTTCAACTTGTGGTCTATGTACTTCCAGGCCCTGATCTCTGAAAACCGTGCTGACCTCCAAGGAGCTAATGTCCCCAATACTTTCTTCGACTTCCTTCCAGTCAACGCTGCCGCAGCGCCAGCCATCCCTCAAGCAGATGTTACGTACCTCGGCACTCGCATTATTCAGACGAAGGGCAACGCTAATTGGGTTCCATTAGGTGCTGCCCCTAACCAGCAGCCCCCCATCCTCGACCCTGAGGATGGGTACTCCAACATTGGCGCCACTGGGCCTAATGACGTCGCCAACGGCCGCGCCGTTTTCATTGACGCTGTCGGCTTGTCTCACCCAGCTTTGCTTGAGTTAATTCGCGCCTTCATGCCAACCGACGCGAATCACCGACCTGTTTATAGCGGCCACGGCGTACGCGCCCGCTATGCCCACCCCTTATCCTATTACAATATTGATGGTTCGACAAAATTCTTTATCCACTGGGGCGATATGCCTGAAGCTGATATTTTGCCACACCGCGACCTCCGCGGTGACCCCGCAGGCATTGATCCCCTACCTAATATGACTCCCTGGCCCGCGTACGTCGACCGCCACCCGCAAAGAAAAACCCCTTCCTCGGTACACATCCGCGAAGCTATCTTGCACATGGTCGTGAAACACCACGCAGGAGGCGACGCAGCCAACGCCCTCGAACTTGTCCAAGCTCGTATGTACGCGTTCCGCCCACAGGACTCCCCAGTCGCCCGCGCCAATGCCACGCAACACTTTGTCTCGTGCTTCGGCGCCAACCGGCTTGCGCTCCCTCCCACTCGTTCTTCATTAGCATATTTTGACACGTTCTTCGAACCGATGGACGTGCCTCGCAATATCCACGCCGTCTTTGGTTCTAAATCAGCAGTCCTCCTATCGACTGCTTGGTACATGAACCTCCACCTGGCTAACAGTATTAATTGGCCAGGTCACACCCTCGCCATGGATGGCGAGCGACTGGCGTATGCCGCACGACCACCAGCGGGTGTTCCCCCGAATTCTAACATCGCTATCCATATCCATGAGATGGTGAGCGTTAAGCGTCGCGACCAAATGTCAAGTTGGAGCGCTGCGCATAAAAACGCTTTTGGCCATATGTACGGCTACAATCTGTCCGACTTAGCGTGGATCACTGCGCCTAGAGTTCCTGGGCCATACTGGCGCGACCAGTGCGCCCCATATATCGTCAACCCATACGCCGAGCTATGGACGTGCCGACGCATTCCCATCCATATGACCTTCCCCATTAAAAACGCATTGCCGTTGTGGGAGAGTAACGCGCCCAAGCCCCTTCCTTCGATGCTCGGACGCGCTACTCGCACCCGCCTGGGCAGGTCCTTACCTATTTTTGAAGGCCTAGAGTGGCTCTCTGATGGCGGCATGGAATTCTCATCCCGTTACTTCCTTGGAGTCCCCAACGCCAATGGCGACTTTAGGCACGAAACGGCCCCCCCCCTCTGCCCGACCTATCGTTATGGTAGTTGGGAAACGCCTTACCAGTTCAATTGGCCCACCGGTGCCCGTGCTTTCGCCCCCATATATATGCGCGGGGCCGGCTCTAACGACCCCTTCGCCAATTTTACTGTCCCAGGTTCGCTGCGTTCCACGAATATCCAGACTGGCATACCTTATGCTCTGGGCGTCGAGCTGCAAACAGCCCTCACTGGCCCCAACGCCAACTCCATCTCTCGGTCTTGGCGGAATTTGTATTCTGGCGTCCCCAACCAAAGCATGACCATTAGTGTCGCCAAACCTTACTCGTTCCTCCATGAGTTCACGCCTGACCTAGATTACTCCGCTGTTGCTATTTTCAATCAGCGCGATGATTCATTTTATGGTCTTGGGTTAGCTCGCAACGAGGACGTCGAATTCTTCCGCCAGGCCAGAGCGCAGACACTAGCCCTTGCCGGATCCGGCGCTGGGCGCAACCTATTTCCTGGTTACCTCGCCAACCACAACGACGTGCACGCCCCTAAGCGGGCACAAGCCCCCAAGCGCCCCAACGCATATCCAAACCGCGCCGCTCGCACAGGGGCTTTCTCGCTTAATTCTACGAAGGTGAAAATGGCTGCGACACCCCCTTCGCCCCCCCCACTTGCCAGCTCCGCTCCGGCCCAACTTTTGGCCGCGCCCGTGAGCGCTCCAAAAGTGGCCACTGCCCCCTCGCATATCGAATACGCTCCGCACAACCCGCTAACCGCAAGTGCCATCACTATGCCTCGCTCATATGGCACTTACGCTCATGTTGATGCCGAAGGAAAAGTGCAAGTGGCGGCCGATCCACAATGGAAGGTTAGTTACCAATTTGGCGACGCCGACCCCGCCATTGCGGCGCTCAAACAGCAAGCGGCTCCGACTAAAAGCGGCTTTGCTCCCCCCACCCCAGGTAAGCCATCGCGCCCTACACCGGTAGCCGCCTCGGACGCACTTGTTGAATTCGGCTCTACGATCCCACGCGGTGATGACTTAGCTCGCCTTGGCCTTGTCGACGAGCACAATCGGCTCAAGAAGAACGTGTGCTGGGTTGACGGGATCACCAACGCCACGCATTTCATCAATAGAGGGGAGCTGGTCGATAGCCAGAGTCGACGAGTAGAGCGAAATCGCGCCTCCAACGCAGGTCACCGCCCACCCATTGAAACTATTAGCTCCCCCCATACTATAGTGGCTGACCCCACTGTTGGTAATCCGGCCACAGCCCCGTCCGTTGTCCTGCCATTGGCCTCATTCTCCGGCGCCATCGGCGTGCAAAACCAACAACCGCCGGGCGCCACCGACGTTGTTCCTAATGATATGGTTGCCATTGAGGCTCAACGCCAACTCATTGCGCTCGACGCCAACGATACCGCACGGCAGATAGCTGAGGACGTCGTTTCCGGCCGAATCCGAGTTGACGATGTGAACAGCGGCCAAGCTAGAGGCGTGCCTCCGGCTGGCCTCGCCACGCGTCTACAGCCAAAAAACTCCTCTTGAGTGCCACTGTTGGAGCAGCGACAGTTGAGCGCTCGGCGCAGCTAAGAAAGTACTTGGATAGCCCCCACGTTACTAGTCATGATAAAGAAATAATACACTCATGCCTGATCCAGGTTAATGAGACATATTCTATAAAAATCAGTGATGAGTCGCGAGTGCTGCCAAATTATCCACTCTTTGACTACGTTGGGCTATATACTGACTTCGAAATCGACCAACCGCCTAAGGACCTGGCAGGCGCTGTGTACAGATTCATGACCCTTAACCCCGTGCCAACTGAAACGTACAAGTTCTTACCATCGAAAATTGTTTGGGACAATCGTCCTGAGCTCTCAGATCACCCAATATACACATACCCCTGGCGTAATTCACTTAGCGTGTGCAAGGTAACTACCACGGAACTCGCTACATTGGATGAATTATACCCCCTTAATAGTGGACGCCCAGGTGGGAAAGTCCACGCCACCCCTTCAGGTTTATACCGTACTATGGATAGCCCGCTTTCTAAAGCCATAGTGAGGCGCTTGCTCGCTGCCCAAAATGATTGGGAATCTGTCATCGCCTCATCCCTAATAATGGCTCCCGCGCTATCCACTGCTGCTCGTGACTTGCTAGTCCCTTTCCTTCTTTCCCACCCCACTTTCTTCTCAATGCCCTTCAGAACAGCTACCAAGTTTTTAAAGGCCATGCACTCTTTCATTCGCGAGACTCTGACCTTTCCTATGGCTGACGGCACTTTTAAAACGCTAACTATCGAGGAATCGCGGTTATTATACGGCTGGGATTCACTAGCTGGCCCTAGCGAAAAATTGGAGATAGATCCCACGGAAGAGATTAGGATGCGACAGGCACCTGGTTCACTTCCGGCTATACCCATATTCCTGCCCAATATCCCCCAACCTCTGCGCGAGCCACTAGTTGCCTTCTCGGTCGAGCAGCGCACTGTCCTAATGTCGCAAGCCATTCGTCGCACCGTTAATGAAACCCTGCCAGACACCATCAGCCATGCTGAAAGTTTCTCACAGTGGTATGCTAGGCGAATGGCCTGGTCCGCGTCAGGAGGGGCTCCCGGTGCTAAAGTTAAATGGTCTGGCGGTGACAGTGAGCGGCTAAACAAACGTGGCGCCCTATTAGGTATTACTGAACATTATCTACAGAACATTTTGCGGGATCCAAAAGTGGCGATCTTGTATTCCAAGGCATCTATCAAATACGAAAAAGGCAAATGCCGCGCGATTTGGAATACAGCTATCGAACATTACCTCTTCCAGGCGTATATCCTCGAGATATTTGAAGGCAATGCAACACACAGTCCTTCTCCGTATGATGGCAACTCACCCGTCACATGGAACAGCGCAGTCCACACTGCCCCAGAACGGCTCAATGCGCAGGCTTATAGGATGGCCGGCCTTCTGTCAACCCATGGTCTGATGTGGGATTACTCTGACTTTAACATTAACCACAACCAGGATGACACAATTGAAATGTATCACCAGACAGTTGACCGCATTACCCATATGCTTGACACAACACTACCACAGCGCGGAGAGATCATATCTGATCTTAAGGAATGCCTTGAGTGGATCAGCGTTGCTAAAACCCACACTTACTTGGATAATAATGATCCCAATGATTCATTAGTCGCGAGCGTCGTGCGTTCATTGCAAAGCGGCGAGCGCGCCACTAGTTACACGAATACCTTCATGAGTAGAACTTACTTCCACCTCATGGACTTGTATTGTCAGCAGCACCTGTCCATCCCCTCCCCGATACTGCCCGGGAGTTTCCAACAAGGCGATGACGTCTTTGCCCTAACAGCAAACATCACCGATGCTCAGCTAGCTTGCTCGCTTATGAATATCCTAGGCTTCGCGGGCCAACTCCACAAGATCACATCTGACTACGGGCCACGAGGAGAATTCTTACGCTTGTGCTATGACGGCCATGAGCGTAAGGTTGCTGGTTACCCAATTCGCGGTGGTGTGGGCCTCATCTCAGGCGAGTTCTTTATGGATAGTGTCTTTGACCCCGACGCTCGAGCTGGCGCTTTTTATGAAGCGTACCAGAAAGCCAATCGACGCGGTTCTATTATCCCCAAGGCTACTCTCGAATACCTAGTTGATCGCAACTGTCACGTTACGTATACAGCGCCTAGCGGTGTCAAACGACACGTTAGCCCCGACCTGCAGTATATGATGACACCGAGTCACTTTGGCGGTTTAGGCGTTTCCGGCCAAAGCACTTTCGTCCTCACAGCTCCAGAATTGACCTATACTGATGGCGAAGTTATTGTTATTAATGGCTACACCAGCTCCCTCCCACGCCCAGTGTTCCAGCCGCCCGTCAAGGACGCTCGAGCGCTGACCCGAGCGTCTGCGCTAGTCGACACAACCACGGCTGTGCGACTAGCCGAGCTCACCAACAACGCTGCCAGTGCCCACGAGTTATCGCGTATGCTCAACACTATCGCTACGACCGCTGTTAAGAGTGGCTTCACCGGTGCGTATCCCAAGGGGGACGTTTCTCAAGCTATTGCCGACTACGCTAAGGAGCTCTATTCCTTCAAAGCACAACTTAAGCACCAAAAGTTCGAACTGCCGAGCCCTCCGTATTTGGAGTTGTTCAAGCAGTACTTACCACCGATAGTCGAGGCCGCCATCCCCCCTTTCACCCTAGCACCCACCGCTCGTTCCCTCACCCTCGCCCCAGCTATAGCGATTCCGTCTGGCGGAGGGAAAACCACGTTGGCCGGAGCACATAAAGACATTTTCTACGACCACGACGACTTTGTTGACCTGGAATATGTCCTCGAAATGGTGGACAAGCAAGACTGGCGAACTCTCAACTTGTACCACAAGTTAGCCCATCTCCCTATTGACAAAGTGTTACTAACTTGGTCCCCAGACACGGCTCCAGATACCCGCGCTGTTGCTTACATCTCGCTCGTCACGAACCCTTCCGGCATAAGGGCAAACGCAGCGAACACTGCGCACTTGTGGGCCGATTACCCTAGCCATATTGCTGAGTTTTCTACTTATGAACAACAAACCAGCGCGGCACTCGCTATTGCGGGAAAACTTCTCGAAAAGCGCGCTTTCACCGAAGACCAGAAGTCCGCCCAGGCCACTCTCAATCCTAAAATCGTCCATTACCCTCATAAACGCCCCTATTTGATAAGGTCGTACCAATTCTCCAAGAGCGCGCTGGATGCAGCCCATTACGGCGCCGGGGGTATTAGCCACCAGTATGGCGCCGTCGCAGCTCTCACAGCGGTTTTGGGCTTCTCCATGCACGAAGCTCTCTTATACGCCGTCTCTCGCCAAAAGCCATTCGAGCTAGAGGGTAATCCAGGCCGTTGGCTCGCAATGTTTCATCACGCCCGAGCCATACGCCAACCTAACCACCACGCCCTCCGCCAGGCCACTAACCGCTTTACGGCCTTTATGTGCGCTGGGGGCGACATCAACCTCCGTTTGAGATACCTCTTAGGTGACCTACAATTCTTACCTCCTAGGCACCAGAGGGTATCTTCGGACATCCTAGTAGTTGCCCGTGACATCACGCTCCACCTACTAGAAACGAAATTTTCACACTTGTTCAACTCATCTGCACTTCATATTATATCATATGTTGCTGCAGCTGAGGATGAAGCTGTGAACTTCATCGTATCCCAACATTCTGCGCTATCACTTGGATCTATCAGATTCTATGATTAGTGTGCTTACACAGTGCAGAAGAG